GCCTTGAGCTCTTCGATGCGGTCCTGTTTCATTTCATGGGTCTCCGTAGCAGGGCCGCCCTTGCGGCCATGGTTGAAACGCTGGCGCGGGCGGCGGCGTTGTCCACCGTCTCCCGCGGGGTCAAAAGCGCCTTCGGCGTGTGCCGGAAGCGTGCTGCGATGTGCTTGTCGAGATACGCCGCCGCATGGATCTCGTGCGAGACGCGGTCGGCGAGCTGAGCGGCGACGGCCTCGTCGGCGGTGAACCAGGTCTCGGCGCGCATGAGGGTGCGAAATTCGGCCTCGTGCCGGCCCGAGCGGCGCGCGTAGATCTTGGCGAGCTCGCCCGAGATGGAATTCAGGAGCACCGCGGTGCGCTCCATCTCGGCGGCGTTGCCCCAAGAAATGGTCGAGGCGTCGTGAATCATCAGCTGGGCGCCCTCGCCCATGGTGATGGTGTCGCCCGCCATGGCGATGATCGAGGCAATGCTCGCGGCGATGCCGTCGACCGTCACCTCGATGCGCGCCGGGTGGCGCTGGAGCTGGTTGTAAATGCTGATGCCGGTGAAGGCGCTTCCGCCCGCGCTGTCGATGCGCAGCTGGATGGTCTTCACGTCGCCGAGCTTCTTGAGCTCGTCGGCGAAGGCTTTGTCGTCGATCATTCCCCACTCGGCCGGGCCGATGTCGCCGTAGAGCAGCATTTCTCCGGTGGCGGGCTCTTTGCCGGCGCGGGCGAGGATCTGTTTTGGATGCATGGTGTCGGTCCTTTTTCCGGTCAGCCGGCGAGTAAGAGCACGAACGTCTCGTTGTTGCGGGCGCGGCGCGTCTTGCCGCCGCGCGTGGTGGCGAGTTGCCCGGCGACGGCCATGCCGCCCGCGATCGCGAGCCGCACCGCTCCGAGCCCGAACACGACCCGATTGGAAAACACCAGCCGGCCGAGGGCGCCGCCATAACTGGGCGCCTCCGCCTCGCGTTCGGCCTCGATGTCGCCTTCGAGCGCCGCCCGCCCCGCGATCGGGAGCTCGGTGGCGCCGAGCTCGAACACCGGCCCGCTCTCGCCCTCTCCGAGCTCGCTGTCGAACCAGCCGGTGGCTCGCAGGAGCCGCGAGAACCAGCCTTCGATCCTGTAGAGCGGGTCGGCGATGAAGTTCATTGCAGGGTCTCGCCTTCTGGCCGCCGCTCGGGCTTGCGAAACACCGCCTTGAGCGACTCCTGGTTGTGCGACCAGATCACCTCGACGCGCTTCACCTCGAAGCCCACGCCTTCGAGGTCGCCGCGCAGTACCGCCGCGGTGAAGGCGCACTTGTGGCCCTGGCCGGGTTCCGTCTGGTTTCCGAAGACCATCTGCTCGGCCCAGACGCGATCCGGGCCGGTGAGCCAGTAGCGCGCGATGTAGTCGAAATTCGGGACGATCACCTCGCCGCGCGCGCCGGGCTTCATGATGCGCAGCCACTCCTTGAGCGTGGCGGGCACCTTGGTCATTTCCACGTGCTCGAGGGCGTGCGAGGAGTAGAGATCCTCGACGGAGTTGTCCTCGACCGGGATCTCCCACATGGGCGCGACGATGTCGGCGCCCTCGGCGATGTCGACGCTCCGGTAGGTCTCGTCGCGCTTGAACCGGCCTGCGCCGATGTCGAGTTTCATGCGGCCCTCTTTCTGAGCGATGGCGGAAGCACGGTGCCGAAGTCGTCGGGCATTTTCGGCGTCGGGCAGATGAGGCCCGGCACGTCGGACGGAGCAAGGTTCGGGAACGACATCTCGTACCCGTCGAGGTGCTCGACCTCGAAGCGGTTGGTGAGCTTGATGTAGCCGCCCATATAGCGGTCGCACGTTCGAAAGATCGAGACCGCGATGTTTCCGTAGTCGTCGAACTCCTCGATCGCCTTTTCGAGCAGGCTGCGGCTCATGAGCATGCAGCCGAGCTCGTGGTAGTACCAGGCGTTCTCGGGGATGCCGCTCGCGTCCGCCGCCGTTTTGTGCATCGGGTAGGCGTGCGTCACGAGGTGGCAGTTGCCGTAGAGCGCCATCTCGGCCATGACCTTTAGGGACTCGGGCGCCGGGATGTTGTCGGCTTCGACCGAGTAGACCCAGTAGGCGTCGATCGCGCGGGCGCGCTCGAGGATCAGCTCCCAGCACCGGCGGAATGTGCGGTCCCAGTCCGGCCAGGGCTGCAGGTAGGTGACGTCGATCCCCTTGGAGCGGAGGAGCTCGTAGTACGCGGTCGAGACGCGGGTGTTGTCCACCTGGTAGGCGCGCTTGTCCTCGTAGTCGAGCGCGTTGAACATCTCTACCCAGCGGTCGATGGCGTATTCCTTGCCCGCGTATGTGGGGCAGGCCACGAGGGCGCGTCCGAGGCTCGCGGTCATTGCATCCTCTGGATGAACGCGAGCGCGTAATAACTCGGCACGTTGCTCACGGTGTCGTGCGCCGAGATCGAGTGCGCGTCGGGTTGGGTGAACGCATGCGTGACCGTCCCGGCGGAGCCGTGGTCCGCTCCGAGCGTCACCGAGTGCACGCCGTAGGTCGTCCCCGCGTGCGTTCCGATGTCCTGATGCGAAAGAGACGGGATCGAGTGGTCTCCGTGCGTGAGCGTGTAGGCCGCGTGCGTCCCGCTGAAGCTCGCGATGCTGTGGTCCGCATGCGTGATGGTGACCGCCGCGTCGGTCCCGCTGAAAGACGCCACGGAGTGGTCGGCGTGGGTGAGCGTCGAGGCCGCGTGCGTGTGGCTCGCCGACGCGACCGAATGATCGGCATGCGTGACCGTCGATGCCGCGTGCGAGTGCGTTTGCGAGGGCAGCGACCCAGTCTTCGATGTAACGCTAACGACACCGGATCGGTTGGTGCCCGAAGCAAACGACGCGACGCCCGCCTGCGATGCAATGGTGACGCTTGCCGACGCATCCGTTCCGGAGAACGACGCGAGCGAGTGGTCTGCGTGCGTCAGGGTAATCGCCGCATTCGATCCAGTGAACGATGCGAGCGAGTGCGAATCGTGCGTGAGCGTGATCGCCGCATGGGTGTGGCTCTGCGACGCCACGGAGTGGTCGGCATGCGTGACCGTGATCGCCGCATGCGTGTGATACAGGCTCGCCACAGCGTGGTCGCCATGCGATAGCGGCATCGACGGGTGCGAGAGTGCCGCGTGCGTCAAGTCCGGGTGGTTTCCGATCGTGAGGCCGTGGGTAAAGCCTGTGTGATCGGCCACCGCTCCGCCGGAGTGGCTGAGTCCAGCGTGGCCCGAGTGGCTGTGTCCGGTTGCCCCGCCCGTTGCCTTCAGCGAGCCTTCGATGTTGCTCTTCGGGACTCCGCTGTCGTCCTGCTTGGCGCCGACGATGAACTTGTCGCGCAGATCCGGGCCGGGCGCGTTGTCGGTGCCGTTGCAGAAAGCGTAGTCGGCCGGGATCGCCGCGATCGTTCCAGACCACATGATGATCCCGCCGATCGGGACGGCCCCGATCACGGACTCCTCGGCGATCTCCTTAATCACCTTCGATCCGGAGGAGTCGAACACCGACCAGCCCGCCCCGTCGAGAAACTGCAGAGACGATCCCGCTGCGAGCGACGCGCTGAAAAGCTCCGCCGCGGTCGCCCCGTCGGTGAGCACCACGTGCACGTGGTCGGTCGATAGGCCCTTGTTGCGGATGGTCAGCGTCTGGACGTTCCGCTGCGTGCCGGAGCCAGGCGCAGCGACGACGTCGGTGGTCGTGGCCGTGGTAATCGCGGTGTTTTGGCGCCCCGGAGTGATGGTGCCGCTCGCGTTGTCCACGAACGACGCATGCACGTCGACTGCGACCGCAGAGCCCGTTATGAGCTGCAGCTTGTCGGAGGTGGAGGTGAGGAGGAGCATCTGCGCGCGGCCTTCTACTTATCGGCCCGCTTCTTGCGCACGCGCGACTTGATCACGCGGCTGATGTCGCCGTCCTTGTTGTAGAGCACGCGCTGCTCCACGTCGCTCTCTTCCGGCACCTGCACCAGGACGTCCCCAGCGTGGTGGTGCATGGTCACTTCGCGCTCCGGCACCTGCACCGTCACCGGCGACTCGACGGTCACTTCGCGCTCGGGAACGGTCACGGTCACCGGAGATTCGACCCGCACCTCGGGGGAGGCGACGTGCACGTCGCCCGCGTGGTGGTCGACCACGACTGAGCGCTCGGGCACCGTCACCGTCACCGGCGATTCGATTTTCACTTCTGGCGCAGCGATGTGGACTTCGCGCTCGGGCAGGCTGATGTGCGCGTGCACGGTCGGACTCTCGACGATGGTGGTCGCGGGCTGCGACACCACGTTGAGCACGGGCTTGAACTGCGCGAGCGCTCGGCCCCATGCCCGGGCGGTGGCGCCCGCCCCGGCGGCATCCTCGGCGCCGTCTTCTCCGTCCTCGCCGCCGTCTTCGCCTTCGTCTTCACCGCCTGCTGCGCTCGTGCGCGCGGGCAGGGACGGCGGCGGCTCGGGCGGCTCTTCGATCCGCTCGATGGTCGTCATGTTCGCTTCGACGATGTAGACCTCGCCCTCGTCGCCGATGGGGTTCATGTCCTCGAGGGTGCGGATCTCGTTGGCGTTGAGCCAGCCATTGCGGCGCGCGATCTGGTACGCCTCGAACCGGCTCTTGATGTCGCCGCGCAGCAGCGCCGAGAGGTTCAGCTTGACCACCTGGCGGCCCTGCTGGTTGCGCCCGAAGAGCTTCAGGTTCGCTTCGGCCTCGAACCGCCGCGCCCACGGCTGCAGGCAGTGCGCGACGAAGGCGAGTTGCTCCTGCTCGACGTTGGCGTGCGTGGCGCGGTCGAGCTCGGCGAGGAGGTGCGGCGGGACGCGGAACCAGCGCGCCACCTCAAGCACCTGGAAGCGGCGCGCCTCGAGGAACTGCGCGTCGCGCAGCGGCATGGTCGTTTCCATGACCTTGAGCCCAGAGTGCAGGATCGCGGCCTTGAACGCCTTGGCGGCGCCGCCGTGGAGCTTTTCGATCTGCTCGCGGAGCGCGTCGATCTGCTCCTTCTTCAGCGTGGCGTCGGTGGTGTAGCGCGTGCCGAGCTGCGCGCCGTTTCCGAAGAAGCTGGCGCCGAAGGTTTCCATGGCGCTCGCCATGCCGAAGCTTTGCTGCGCGAGCGCGACGATGCGATAGGCGTCCGTCCCGTCGGGGCTCGGGCCCCGCAGGTGGAAGATGTTGCGCGCCGGAACCCACGTGATGCCCTGCGCGTTCTGCACGTTGTAGCCGAGGGCGCCGTCTTCCTCGCGCCGGGCCACGGCGACGCGCTCCGGAGCGAGCAGATGCATCGCGATCGGACGCCCCGCGAGGTCGCGTTCGATCTCTGCGTATCCGCCGCGCCGCATGAGCGCGTGGAAAAGCATGGCCTCGCGGAACTGGTAGGCGTCGATCTCGCCGTCCGAGGTGAAGTTCGTGAGCCACGCGACCGGGTGGTCGTGCAGCACCTCGCGGCGGCCGTTCGTTTTCTCGATCACGTCCACCGGCAGCATGGCGATCGACTCGGCGATCACCCGCACGCACGACCAGACGGCGCTGATGGCGAGCGCGGTTTCTTCGGTGACGACGACGCCCGATGCGTTGAGCGAGCGGATGGCGTCGGCGAACGCGCGCTCCTCGAGCGTGCCGTAAGAGTTTTGCGGGCGGAACACGGCGCGGAGGCGGTCGAGCATTCCCATCAGAACACCTCGATTCCGGGGATCGATTCCGGCTCGCGCAGCGCAATAGCACGCCCGAGCGCCATCACCACCGCGACCACCCCGTCGATCTTCTCGGAGCTGCGCGCCTTGTCGGGCTTGATGTTGCCGGCCGGGTCTTGCGCGATGGCGCAGTTCGAGGCCATCCAGCGCAACACCAGGTTGCCGCCGTGCGCGAAGTTGCCGCCGGTCACGAGCCGCTCGAGCTCCTTGGCGGGCGCGCTCATGCTCGCGAAGCCCTGGCCGAAGAGCGCGACCGTGATGCCCTCCTCCTGCAGCTGCGTCGAGATCTGCGTGGCGTTCCAGCGGTCGATCGCGATCTCGCGGACGCTGAAGCGCTCGCAGTCTTCGAGGATGCGGTGGCGGATGACGTCGTAGTCGGTCACGTTGCCCGGCGTGGCCTCGATCAGGCCCTGCTGGATCCAGAGGTCGTAGGGGACGCGATCCTTGCGGGCACGTCGGGCAACGTTTTCTTCGGGCACGAAAAAGCGCACCAGCGCTTTCCACGGCTCGTTATCGGCCACCGGCGGGAACACCAGGGCGAACGACGCGATGTCGTTCACGCTCGCGAGGTCGAGCCCGCCGATGCACTCGCGGCCGGCGAGCTCCTCGGGCACGACTGGCGAGGCGCAGGCGTCCCAGCGATCCATCGGCAGCCAGCGCGTGGCCTGCTCGGTCCAGACGCAGAAGTTGAGCCGTGCCACGATGTTCTGCTTCGACGGCATCTCGCGCGCCTCGGCCACGAGCTCGCGGAGGTAACGATGCGGGATGGAGACGCCGAGGTTGGGGTTCGCCTTCAGCCAGGTCGACTCGTCGTTCATCCAGTCGTCACCCTCGTCGAGCTGGCAGACGTAGGCGAAGTGGTTGTCGTTGTCGAGCACGCGCTCGAGCACTTTTAGCGAGAAGTCGTGCTGGTGCCAGCACACCGAGTGCCGGTCGTACCCGCTGTTGGTGATCATCAGGATCAGCGGGTCGGGCCAGCCCTTGGTGCCGGCGCGCATCTTGTCGAGCACCACGGCCGACGGGTGCTCGTGCAGCTCGTCGACGGCGGCGTAGTACACGCGCTTGCCGTCAAGGCCCCTGCCCTCCGACGAGATCGGCCGGAAGAAGCTGCCGAGCGCCGGGAAGGCGATGTTCGCCGCGTGCTCGACGGTGGCGTTCACCAGGGCGGCGGACGCCTGGCGGAAGCGCACCGCGTCGCGGAAACAGATCTGCGCCTGGTCGCGCGACACCGCGGCCGAGTAGCACTCCGCGCCCGGCGTGTTCGTCCCGATCAGCATGTAGAGGCCGAGGCCGGCGGCGAGCGGCGTCTTGCCGTTGCCCTTTCCGATCTCGACGTAAGCGGTGCGGAAGCGCCGGTAGCCGTCGGCTCCGATCCAGCCGAACAGGCTGCCGACGATGAATTTCTGCCAGTCGGCGAGCTCGAACGCCTGGCCGGAGTGATCGCCGTCGGCAAGCCGCAGCGCGCGAAAGAACCCAAAGACGTGCTCCGCGCGCGCCGGATCCCACTTCAGGCCGCGCTCCTTGCCTTCCTTCAGGTCGCGCAGGTGCCGCGCGCACGCCAGGCGCACCGGCTTGCCCGCGACGATGCGTCCGGCCACGACGTCGCGGGCGTACTGCGTGGCCGGGTCCGTTGCGGGCTTCTTGCGGCGCGGCGCCGCGTTCGTCCCCGTGCCTCGGTTTCGCATTGCGCGGGTTGCCACCGCCGCGGCGGGCATACCCCCCGGCTCGCTGAGTTTCCCCGCACCGGATCCGTCGACTCCTACTCCGGCCTGCTGCTTTGTTACGCTACGGCGGCGTGTCACTGCCCTGGACGCCGAGGCGGTCGAGTGGGCGGCCTGCGGCGCGTCCATCACGACTTCGCGCCCTTCAGGCTCGCCGCGGCGCGCGTGTACGCCGCCATCGGGTCGCCCTGGTCTGGGAAGAGCGCGAGCTGCGGGTTCCCGCCCATCGTCACGCGCGTTCGCGACGACGGCGTGAGCCCGAACTCCTGTGCGAACTTGAGCATCCGTTGCTCGGCCTGGTTGGCCACCACCAGGCGCGCCGTGATCTGCTGATAGCCCGACGCGGTCATCTGCACGTAGCCGCCGAGCTCGTCGGGCGCCTCGGCGTGCAGGCGCTCGATCGCGGCCCGCGCCCTCGCCCAGTCCGCGAACGCCACGCAGTACGCGGCGAGCGAGGCCATGTAAACCTCGGCGATCAATCCGAGCTGTTCCAGCTCCGGCGCGATCCGTTTCCACTCCTCCCGCGCAAGTTCAGAGAGGAACTCGGGCGGATCCGGGATCGTGACTTTCGGCTCGTTTGGCTGCGCGAGCTCCGCCTCCGGCTTCTTCGAAGGGTTGCCGTGCAGCAGGTGAACCTGCGCCGGCAGAGGTGGCCTACCCGCCATAGACCCCCCCATCGCCATTTCCCGCTGTTGCGTAAAGGGCTGACGAGACGGTCTTAGGCAGGTCGATCAAAAACTTTTGACCGGGCCCCGGGTGTTGGGCGGGCGAGGCAGGAGCAAGAGCGCAGAGCGGCGACGGACTGAGCGATGCAAACGCGTGGGCATCAGGCGAGGCCGAAGCCGCCGTCTTCTCTTGCGGTCTTACTGCTATGGCACTCGTGGCACAGCGGCTGCCAGTTGGAGCTATCCCAGAAGAGCGCCATGTCGCCCTTGTGAGGGACGATGTGATCGACGTCGGTTGCTGCGACCAGATCGCCGAGCTTATAGTGCTCTGCGCACAGAGGATGCGCTCGAAGGAAGCCTGCTCGAGCACGCTGCCAGCGTGGGCCGTAGCCTCGACTGGCTGCAGATCCGCGCCGTGAGTCGACGTCCTTTCGCTGCTTCGCCAGGCACTGCTCGCATCTGCCTCCTCCGTGTACGAGGCGACCACAGCGACCAGCGCAAGGGCTTGGAGCACGAGAAGGCATAGCGAAAGGGCTTGACTCGAAAGCGCAGAGGCTGTGCGAAAGAAAGCCCGGAGGTGATTGGAATCACGTCCGGGCGAATCGCACCCAAGGAGGAAGCCACGACGCAAGAAGACGCGCATGGCAACCCATTATTCTCATATCGCCGTCGGCGGCAATAGATCTATCAACAAAAGTTGAGAGCCTCCGAACGCGCTGCTGGGCGTTCGATATCGAACTGCGCGATTCGATATCGAATCCACGCAGTCGTGCCGCCGATCACCACGCGCGCAACGCCCAGCCGTCAACCTCGCTCACGCGCCGACGTGGTGGTGATGTGGGTGATGATGACCATTGTTCCAACCGCTATACGAAAGTGTCAGCGTGTATTCATTGACAGTTTCTCTTCTGAATAAGAAGTGCAAACACACCATCACAGTAGCGCGGACGAGCGCAAGCGACTGACTGGCGAAAGAAAATCGCCAATTAGGCTAGTTCTGACACTTTCCTAGGGGGGTTGGGAGAATTGGCACCATCATCACCATGCACACCGTGATGATGGGTGAAGCGACTACGCGGGCAGAACCGCCCAGCGAACCACGCCGCCGTGACCGCCGCCCTTGCGCACGATCTGAAGCCCTTCGACCTTGCGGTCGACGCGCGATCGCAGCCAGTAGCCCAGCCGCTTCGCGTTCACGTGGCCGCCGCGATCGCCGGCCACCTCGACGAGCGCCGCACGCAGCGCCTCGACGTATTCGCCCTTCTCTAGCGGATCGACCGTCTCGACGAGCTCGTGCACGGTCACGGATTCGCGCTCGAAGACCTTCTGCCAGGCTTGCATCACCGCCACGTGCTCGACCCGCACCGGATCGTCCGCGGTAAGCTCCTGGGCGCTGCGGCACGGATCGGCGCAGCCCAGCCACACGAGCGGCGCCCTTACCATATCAGACCACCGCTCGAAGCGGCCCCACGGCTTCACGCTGTCCTCGGGCCGAGCGCCCGAGGCGATGAACGCCCGCATGATCGTGAGGCACGCACCCACCAGCTCGGGCCGGTTGTCGTGCACGGTCCTGCGCAGCACGTCCGCGTCGAGCGAGCGCTCGTCGGGCCGCTCCATCTTGGGGTCGATGCGGCAAAGCAACGATCGGAACGTGAGGTCACCCCGAATCACCAGCTGGTTGCCCGTGGCGAGCCATAGCGTCGTCGTCGGCACGCTCACCGTCTCCGAGCGCCCCAGCAACCGGCCGCGGAAGATCTCGCTCGTCAGCGCCGTGCACAGCCAGTCGCCTTGCAGCGGACGATCGATGTTGTCGATCAACACCACCGGATCGCCCTCGGCCAGCACCGCGAGCGCCGTCTTGTGCGCCTCCTCGTCGGTGGCGGCGTACTGCATCGCCGGCGCCGTCACACCCGTGGCGAGAATCGCGATCAAGTCCGCGAGCAGCGTCTTCCCAGACCCCCCTACGGGCGCCGAGAACGCGCCCAGAGGCGACGAGGGCAGCGCCCTGCGCACCACACTCGTCATCATCATCGCGAGCGCTACAGAGCGATCCCACTCGGCTACGAACGGGAAATTCTCCACCACCTTGTGGAGCATCGCGAGCGCGGCCTCAGCATCCGCGCGCGTCGGGTGGTCGGGGATCTTCGGGAACTCCACCTCGCCCGGATCGTAGAAAGTCGCCGTCGCGCGGTCATAGCCGGGGATCTGCAGCACCGTTCCATCGGGTCGGAGGGTCGGTGCGCTGATCGTCGACCACAAGCGCGGCAGGCCCCACTGGCCCGCGCGCGAGAGGAGCGCGTTCGCCACCTTGTCTGGGCAATCGATGCGCCGCCAGTCGTCGGCGCGCTTGTCGAACCGATACCACTTCGCAAGCCGCGTCAGCTCCAGCACCAGGTAGTGCGTGTCGATCGTCTGCAGCCCCAGCACGCCTTGCGGGCGGCGGTAGTTCCGCACCGTCGGCACCGGCCGGCGGACCACGCGCACCAGGCTCGCCAGGCGCTGATAGATCCGGTCGACCGCGCGCTCGCGAAGCACCGCCTCTGCCTCGAGCACCGCCCGGTCGAGCTCGCCCTCGCGTACGCGGACCTGCGGGCGGTCATCTGCAACGGGTGCAACCGTTTCACCCCCTACGGATGCAACGGTGTCACCCTTTCCGTCCGCCGAAGCCGTATCTGCCGCTTGCTTCGGCTTCCGGTTGCTCCACCGCCACCCCTGCTGCTGCGCCCGCCAGTAGATCGACGCCAGCCCCGCGCGTGCCTTCCCGCCGAAGTTTGCAAAGCTCGCCCACTTCTTGCGGCACAGCGCCTCCTCGAACCGTGGGTGCGACTTGCTCCACTCGATCCAGAGCGCCAGCGCGTCCGGGTGCCCGCCGGAAGCGTGGTATAGCGCCGCGCCGATCGGAATGAAATCAGAGTCGTAGTTGCTGTCGTTCGAGTTCTGCAGGTTCGGGATCGCGGCCAGCGCCGTGCGCAGCTTTGGGAGGTTCGCGTTCCACGGCTCCGCGCCGTTGTCCTCCTGCGCAACGATCTTCGCGCGGACGAGCGTCAGCAGCCAATCGGGCGCCGCCGCGATCCTCGGCTCGCTCTCGAACACGTCCCAGTCGAGAAAGCCATACGTCCCGGTCGTGAACGACGGCTCCACGATGATGTAGCCGCCGTCGCGCTTCACGTCGAGGCCAGCGCCGAGCTTGCCCTTCACCACGTCCGGGTCGGCGCGAAAGAGAAAGTGCTGCCCGCCGCCTCCGGTCGACTGCACCAGCGTGTCGGGCAGCGCGCCGTAGGTGGCCGTCAGGTTTTCGAGCGACGCGCTCCCGCCGTTTCGCGGGTCCACGTCCAGCACCCAGAAGCCGGATGGCTTCCCGCACGGAACGCCGATGTTCGCGTCCGGGTGCTTCGTCCACCAGGCGCGAATGCGCTCCGGCTCGCGCGTGGCGTTCTTAAAACCCTGCGGCGCCAGCGCGCCGTCGGGCTGCTTTCCGTGGCAGGGGAAGACAGGCCACCCGAGCGCTGCGTAGCGCAGCGCGAACTCCAGCAATGACGCCACGGAGGCCCTAGTCGTGCGAGAGAACGACCAGAAGATCCTCGACGATCTGCTCGCGCTTCACCGTCGCGTCGTAGACGCCGGCGATCGACTGCGGGCAGCTCGAAAGGAGGCGGCGCGCCTGCGCGCTCATCGCGTCCAGACATCGGATGCGATCGCCGTCCACGGCCACCGCCACGCGCCCCCCGATCACGTGCTGGCGGTACACCACATAGGATGCCCCCTCGCGGGCCGTTTTGAAGCGATCTCTCGTGATGCTCACGCCGGACTCCTCACGCGGGTTTCTTTCGTAGGGACTGTCAGAGACCATTCGGGCCGCCCTGCTGCGCCGCGCACTCGCACAGCTCCGCCCACAGCTCGTCGATGCGCCTGCCGAGCTCGTAGCCCGGCTTTTGCTTGCCGAGCTTGATTCTGTTGACGGTCCCCTGCGAGACGCCGAGCCGGTCGGCGATTTGCTGTTCTGTGAGACCACCGGCTGAGTTGAGGTCTCTAACTTTTTGTGCAAGCATGCACGGAGGGTAATGCACTGACGCATTAGACGTCAAGCCGATCCGAGGAGGAATCAACACATGTACGCATTGGACAGTCCCCGGCCGGGTGCGGATTATTCGGGCATGAATTGGCCCAAGGTCCGCGAGATCCTGCGCACCGCCCTCGACGAGCACGGCTGGAGCCATAACCAGCTCGCCGACGCCTGCGGCGTTGCGCAGCCGACCATCTCCAGGTTCCTGAAGGGCGAGAGCCAGAGCATGGGCCTCGACAAGCTCGAAGCCATTGCCGGCGCGCTGGGCGTCACGCTCGGTCAGTTGATCGGCGAGCTGCCGATCTCCGCGAACTCCCGCGTCGCCACGGTTCTGCGCGCCATGGAAGTCCTGCCCGACTACAAGCGCGACATCCTAGCCGCCACCGCTACCACGCTGCTCGAATCCGAGAAGAAGGAGCACGAGCATTGAGAATCCTGCTCACCATCGTGGGCGTCTTCTCGTGGATGGGCGCGGTGCTCGCGGCGTCGATCGGCTTGCTGACCAGCACCCTCTCGATCGCTCTGGGCCTTTTCCTCTCCGGCATCGTCGCCTTCGGGCTCGCCGGCGTGATCGACGTCCTCGTCGATATCCGTAACCGCCTTCCCCCTCGCGCCTAGCTAATCGCGAGTAGGCCGCCCGGCCTATGCATTCGCGCCTTGACAGTTATGCGCTGACGCATTAGCCTAATGATGCGCCAGCACATCACCGACCGGATGGCGCCAACCAAGGGAGATGCCGTATGACCTTCGTTCAGTTGGAAGACGCCGCCCTCCGCGCCGAGCGGAAAGGCGCGTGGGACGTCGCCGCCGAATTCTGGCGGCGCGCGATCGACGCCACTGCCAACACCCGCCTGCGCGATCGCGCGCGGGCGCTGCGCATCGAATGCCTGGAATGCGCCGCGCGCGACGCCGAGCGCCACGGCTTCCACGACGACGCCGCCCGGCACTGGGCCGAAGCATCGCGCATCGCCTTCAGCGACGCCGGCCGCGTGCGCTACCTCGCGCTGGCCGTCGATGCCCGCCTGCGAGCCACCTGCGCGGCGATCGAAGAGTTGCCCGTATGAGAATCGCCGATCAGATCCTAGCGAAGCTACATGCCGGCCCGCATAGCGCCGCGGAGCTCGCGCGCGTACTCGACGTGAAGATCAAGGCCGTGCTCAACGCGACGCAAGGTCTCAAGTTGCGCGGTGACATCGTCGCGCTCGGGACGCGGGGTTCTTACACCTATGCGCTCTCCGAGAGCGCTCCACAAATCACGGCGAGCACGCCCGCGCGCAAGCGCTCGACGAAGCCCGCGGCCGAGGTCGAGCCCGACACCCCCGCCGATCCCGATGCCCCCGAGATCTTCGTCGGCCGCTTCTCGTGCGGCGACGTCCAGATCGGCGTCGGCGAAGAGGCCCTGCGCATCAGCTTTGACGCCGCGCGCGAAGTGCACGCGCTTCTCACGGCGATCTGCGAGGGGCCAGAGTGATGGCGGCCACCCTCAAGCCCTGCCCCTTCTGCAGCGCCGAGTTGAACGTCACCGTCGAAGAAGTTTCCACCGCCGTCTGGGCCGTCGTCTGCAACAACTGCGGCGTCACCGGCCCGATGCCCGTGCATCCACACGACTCCCGCACCTCGCAGTCGTTCGACGAAGCTGTGCGCGCCTGGAACCAGCGGTGGACGCACGCATGACCCGCCACGCCGACTACGCCGTCACCCTCGCCGTCGCCTTCGCGGTCGGCGTGCTTTTCGCTCTCTCATGGGAGGACTTGCAGCAATGGACATGCACCCCGCACGCCACGCCGAAGACCATCTGGACGGCTCGCTCGTGATGCTCACTCACCTGCTCGTCGCCGCCGCCTGGTTCATCGCCGGCATTCTCGCCGGCCTCTTCGTTCTCTGACGAAAGCCCCCGCCATGATCATCCTCATGCCCGACCCGCCCGCGCTCGAAACGCCAGGCGGCCACGTCTATCCGCACTGGTATCAGGTCCGCCTGCGTGCCGCGCACGAATACCTCGACCAGCGCGACATCAACCGCAACCGCCGCCACTGCGACCACCGCTACGTGCCGGCCCTGCCGATGCTTCCCGTATGCGGTTGATCGGACTCACCGGCCCCGCTCGCTGCGGCAAAAGCACCGTCGCCTCGATCCTCGAAGGCGCGGGCTTCGTCGCCTACGCCTTCGCTGACCCGCTCAAAGACGGCCTCGCCACCATGCTGCACGGTCTTGGCGACGAGGTGTCCGAGCACCTCGAAGACCCCGAGCGAAAGGAAGTCGAGATCGACGGCCTCGGCGTGAGCCCGCGATACTTGCTGCAGACGCTCGGCACCGAATGGGGCCGCGAGCGCGTGCGCGCAGACTTCTGGGTGCGCATCCTCGCCGCGCGCATCGAGCGCGACCGGCGCACCGACTGGCTGCCCGCGATCGTGGTCTCGGATGTGCGCTTCCCCAACGAGGCGCGCTGGGTGCTCGATCAGCCCGGCGGCGAAGTGTGGCGCATCGTGCGCCCCGGCTTCGAGGGCCGCGCGCGGCAACACGCCAGCGAAGCCGGCATCCCGGCGGCGCTCATCAGCCAGGGCGTCGTGAACGACGGCAGCATCGAAGACCTCGCCGCGCGCGTTGCGGAGCTGATTCGGTGACCACAGCCGGCGTCAAAGTGTGTGAGTTTATTGGGCTGCCCACCGAGCGCCTGACGCACGTCACGATCGAGATCGACCGGACAACGACGTTCGTGCACGCGACCTATGTCGTCACGTCCGTCGCCGAACCCAAGTTCGAGACCAAAACGTTCGAGCTGAAGCTTATGCCTGTGGACTGGACGCGATGAGCGCGCCCTGCCCGTGCTGCCGCCACCAGGCGTCGCGCGTCGAGCGCGCGGAGCACGGTCGCCGGCGGCGCAAGTGCGAGCGCTGTGGGCATCGGTGGACGACCGTGGAGATGCCGCTCGCCGACGTCGAGCGTCTGGAAAGCGCCGTGAAGGCGGCGCGGGTGGTGGCTGAGATATTGGAGGAGGGGCGGTGATGGACTACCGAGAGACATATAGCAGACGACACGATCCACGAGGACACCATCCGCGAAGCACTCGAATTCTGCGCCGGGAGGAATCATGAGCGACACGCCGAGGACTGATACTCACATCAAGAGCATCAAAGGAACCAGCATTGGGTATGCTGGCGGAGTGGATGAGGACTTCTGCAAACAGTTAGAGCGAGAGCTTGCCGAGTATCGTGACAAAGCGATCCGGTTCGATCTTGACAAAGCAGGAATCGAACATCGGGAGAAGGAGGCGATTGAGTTGGTCGAGGCCAGAGCGGAGATCGAGCGGCTGCGCGCGTCAGAACGATCCGCATGGAACGCGGCAATGGAGCGCGACGAGGAGATCGAGCGGCTGCGGAAGGATGCGGAGCGCTATCGGTGGCTGCGCGGCGATTCGTGCGCGGACAGCTCCTCAAGGTGGACGCAGTGGGAGGTACGGTGTTGGCGCGCGCCAGCGTGGACCGCCGATCTTCGACGCGTGGATCTTGATGCCGCCGTCGACGAATCCATGAAAGCCACCTCCGGCACCTAACCATGCGCAGGCGTATCATCCCGCCCTCTATGGGCCGCCCACGCCGCACCCGGCTTGACCTTCCGCCAGGCGTCCACGTCGTCGACGGGCGCTATCGGTGGCGGCCCACGTCGCTCGTCGAGCGCCGGGCGAGGAAAGAGCGAGGCGAATCGGCCACCGTCGACCTCGGCCCGCTCGACGAGGCCGCAGCCATGCGCCGCCGCTGGGCCGAGCTGCTCGGGCATCGCCCTGCCGAGGCGTGGCCCGCGCCGGGCAGCGTCGCGGAGCTGATCGACCGCTGGGAATCCGACGAGCTCGAGCGCGGCCGCAAACCCAAGACCGTGCACGAATACTGCCGCAGCCTCGCCGTGCTGCGCGCCGCCTTCGGTGCGCGCCGCTATGCCGCCAGCGAGCACGCCGCCGCGCATCGCGCCGGCGACGCCCTGCGCACCGCCGACGTCCAGCGCTGGCTTGATGCCGCCGCCGCGCCCGTGGCCGCAAACCGCCACCTCGCCGTGCTCTCGGAAGTCTTCGCCGCCGCCAAGCGCTGGGGCCTCACCGAATACAGCCCAGCCGCCGGCGTGCGCCGCCACCGCGAAGAGGCGCGCACCCGCGAGCCGGCGCCGTGGGAAGTCGAGTGCCTGCTCGCCGTCGCAATCGATCCCCTCGACCTCTGGATCCGCTGGGCGCTGGCGACCGGCTGGCGCGCCTCCGACATCCTCGCCCTGCAGCGCGGCCAGCTGCGCGCCGACGGCATCCACCTGCGCCAGGCCAAGCGTGGCAAGAGGCAAGTGTGGGCATGGAGCCCTGAGCTGCGCGCCATCGTCGCCGCCGCCGCAGAGCGCCCCGGCGCGGCCGACGCGCTGGCCCTGTGGGTGCGCCCCGCCCGGCGCGGCGAGACCGGCCCGCAGCGCTACACGCTCTCCGCGCTCGAATCGGCGTGGCGACGCGCCATCGCGCGCGCGAACGCCCTGCTCGACGGAGCGGCGACGATTGACGACCTGCACTTCCACGACCTGCGCGCGGCCGCGATTGCCGAAGCGCACGACCAGGGCCGCGACGCGCAGGAATTCGCGGGACACAGCGACGCGCGCACCACGCGCGGGACGTACCTGCGGAGAGCGGCCAAGGTGACGCCGCTGCGGTGACACTATGAGCGAGTCGACCGACATTCTGAAGGGAGCCACGCAGATTCGCGAACTCTGCGCGCTGTATTGCGACCTACAGCGAGAGCACTACATCACTGCTTTCGGTGAATCTCCGACGTCTCCAACGAGCTGCGCCCTGGCTTTGATGGCGAGCATGATCAGATCGATGGCAGTCGAAGAATGCCTCGCGACGGGAAAGATCGTCGTCGACGGACGATTGCTTGGCGGCGAAGATTACCCCGTTGAGGTGAACAAATGACCGAGCAGGAATACATGGACACCGGATCGCTCTATATCCTCAGAGCGGTGAAAACTTTGCTGGTGGAAGTTGAACCGTTGACTCCGGATGAGGCGACCCAACTTCGATCGGCGCATGTCGCGGTTCGCGCCCTGATGGACTCGATCAGCAAGCGCGTGAAGGTCCGGGAATCGAAGCGCTCCAAGGCGCGCGAGCCGAAGTGAATTGTCAGGATTTCTGCCATCCTGACAATCCGGCCGCCACAAACGAGCGTAAGTAGCTGATTTGTGGTGCTGGTGCGCGGACTCGAACCGCGGACCTACTGATTACGAAACTGACGCGCCGGGCGGGAAAAGCGTTGCGCATCATGGCGCTGCGCTGGGCGGTTGTCAGGATCTAGCGTCGCGCGCGCCATCGCGACGCCAGCGGCAGCGCCGAATTGTCAGGCGCGCCACCGCCCCTTTTGCGCGGCCTTCGGCCCCTCCCGGCGGGCGAGCTCGTCCTCCAGCATCTGCACCTTCTCGCGGGCGCACTGCAGTCGCCAGCGCAGGCGGCCGAGCGCGGCCTGCCGGGTGCCCACGAGCCGCAGCTTGTTGCAGCGGTTCTGGACCGCGCCGGCCGAGCGCTTGCCGGCGAAGGCTTCCTCGCACGCCTTGCGGCCTTGCGTCTCGTACACGTGGCGGAGCTTTTCGTCCTCGGCTTTCGACCACCGCGGGTTCTGGCGGCGTGGCGCGCGTGTGTACCCCGCTGCCTCTAGCCCGCGGTGAACGGCGCCGATCTGCTGCTGCACCAGGCTGGCCAGCGCGCTCATGCGCCGCCTCCGAGGTCGCGCTCGTCCAGGCGCCGCACCATCATCAGCCGCTCGCGGTACTGCGCCAGCATTCGCTCGCGCGCGGGCTCGGTGAGGGCGTGGCGTCGCCGGCGCTCATCCGCGGACGCGCGCAGGATCCACGCGAACACGTCCGGGCCGTCGCGGAGCGGGTCGTACATCGGGAACGGCATGGCTATGGCCTCGCGTTCAGGCCGCGGCTGCGGCTGGTGGTGTAGCTCGAGCCCCAGAAGAACCCCGAGATCGATCCGGTCAGCCCCGACACGATCGCCGTCACGACGATCACCTTCACCTCTTCGCTGAACCCGGCACCGAACAGCACCGCGGCGGCGGTCATGTAGACGAGCGGAATGAGCGCGAGCGCGACCAGGAACGCGGGTTGCTTGATGAGCGGCTGCGTGCCGTCGCCCGCGTTCATGGTGCGGGCGTTCTCGATGCCGCCGCCGCCGATCTCGGCCACGACGGGCTCGGGCGCTTCCGGCGTCTTCTCGGCGAGCAGTTCCCCGAGGCCGCGGATGCGCGGCGGCGGGCGTTTCGTCTTTCTGGTCATGGCGTCCTCCCCGTGGCCGGGTGCTTCATCTCCCACTCCACGTGGTCGCGCAGCTCGGCGCGCAGATCGTTGACGTCGTCGCGGATGCGATCCTGCCCGGCCTCGAGCTTTTCCAGCTTGTGCGAGAGGCCGTCGCCGTCGGCGATGTTCGACGGGAGGCTCTGCCACTCCTCGCGCCAGCGCATGAGGTAGTCCACCTTTTGGCTCACGTCGAGCACGATGTCATACAGCCGCGGCGTGCCGTTCAAATGGCGGTGATTCACAGCGTCGCTCGAATCCTCGGCGGCCTTCTGCGCCGCCTTGGCGTGCTGTTTGGTGAGTAGCCCGATCACCGCCAGCACCACGGCGGAAATCAGGCCGATCGTTGCAACTGCCAATTCGTTGCTCATCCCTTCGTTTCCCTTTTGGTCTCGCGGAGGTGGCCAGGAGCCGAACCGCTTGCTTGTTGTCGACCTACGCCCCGCTCCCCATGGTCGAGAGCACGAGCCCGGTGTATTCGTCGTTGTAGTAGGGCGTGGTGTAGTTCGCCACGCCCCCGAGGAGCTGGAAGTAGTGGTAGCCCTGTGCGAGCCCGTTGTCGGCGTATTCCGCGCAGAGCGTGATCACGTTGCCCGCCGACGCGGTGCTGCCATACGCCGGGATCCCCGCGGCGCCGCCATTCACGCCGGTAGATAGGTAGAACGCGGAGGTGCCGACGTTGTCGTAGCAACTCGCGTGCGCAGTAATCCGAAACGCCTCGCCCGCCCAGAGCAGCGCCTCGATGCGGTTGGTCGTCGACACCTCGGCCCACGCCGCGGAGCCGAAGTTGATGTCGCCGCCCGTGGCGTACTTGAAGCTCGCGAGCCCCCGGTCGTTGAACCACGAGCGCACGAAGCGCTGCGCGGCGGTGTCCGCCCATGCCGGGCCCGCAATCGTGCGCGCCATGCCAACGAGCGTGCGCGTCGCGTCGCCCGTTTTGATGGTCACGCCGTCGGTTCCCGTCGAGGGCGCCGTGGCAGAGGCTTCCAGCGTGAACGTGCCCGACGACATGTAGGCGTAAATGAAATAGGTTGTCGAAGACGAGAGCGCGGCGGCCGAGAGCGTCGTGCTGGCCGGCACCACCTCGAGCGCCCCATTGATCAGGAGCTTGTTGCCCTTGAACGGCGAGAGAAGCAGGTTCGCCCCGCTTTTGGAGAGCTGGCACCCGCCGTGCGGCGCGAGCCCCCAGTACGCCTCGCCGCGGCGCCCGATGGTGATCGAGGCGCTGTTCGCGGCGTTGCGCTGCTTCACGAGGCCGTTCGCGGTGTCGACCCAGAGCTGGTCGGCGTAGGGCGTGCTGGGCGCCGCCGCTCCGCTGTTGAGGCTCGCGATCGCGGCGAACGCATTGTTGAGGTCCGAGCGCACCGAGGCGCCGCTCGCGTTGTCGATCACCATGTCGTGCTGCGCCATGTCTATTCTTCCTTCGCTGCTTTGATCTGCTGGTATTCGTCGGCCAGCCAGTTGTCCACCTTGGCCGGATAGTTGACGTTGAGCTGCTTCTTGATCTCGCGCAGCGCGAGCACCGTCATCGCGAGCGGCCGGCGCGTGGCGAGCACGGCCGAGGCCGCGGCGATCGCCACGAACTCCGTGCCCGTCCACCGGAATCGCTGCGGCACCAGGTCGCAATCGTTCGGCACGCGCACCTGGTCGGGGCCGTCTGCCCATGCATCGTCGGCCACGTCCGCGATCGCGGTGAGCGTCTTTTGCGCATCGAGGAGCGCGAGCTTTTTGGCCATGTCAATATCCTTTCGCGATCCAGTTCACGGAGCGCGCCACGCGCGTCCCGCCGGCGTTGTAGGCGGAGAAGGCGAACGAGCCCGTGGCCTCGCTGGCGATGGTGAGGTAGTCGCCCGTCGCGGCATTGCCCATCGTGAGGCCCACTTTCGGGGCCGCATAGAAGGCCGTTCCGAAGGTCACGGTCGTGTCCGCGCCCGTGCCGGTGGTCACGTTGCCCGCCTCCACGCGGTCCACCATGTCGGCCGATACCGTGAGCGTGTCCACCTCGACGTTGTGGTTCGTGCTGGCGCTCTGGAAGCGCAGGCGGAACTCGAACGCGCGCGCCGAGTAGTCCGCCACCGAGAACGGCTTCCAGTCGCTCCACGTGGGCGTTCCGGCCGGGTTGTCCGCCGTCGTGCGCATCTCCAGCCAGCAAAATGCGTCGTCGATCACAGAGCCGTCGAGCGACTGCCAGTCCTCCAGCAGCGCACCGCGCGCGTCCCACAGGTCGCCGGTGTCGAATGCATGCTGGCGCACGTCCGCCGTGAGCCGCGCCGGATAGACCGCGCCGAAGTCGATGCGATTTGCGAAGGCGTAGGTGCCCGAGGTCGCGTCGGAGCGCCCGGCCGAGTCGAAATCGACCCACGCATCGAGGTTGTCGCCGATCGAGTCCACGTCGGGCAGGCTCCCGAGCCGGAGCTTGCTCGAGGCCACCTCGAGGTTCGTCTTGGTGCCGGAGAAAGCGGCGTGCTCGGTGACGGTCGCAACCGCATTCCAGGAGAGCACGTCGGGCGCGGTGGTGACCACGGCCGCGGCGGTCCAGGCCGCGCGCCCGCCCGAATCGATGGTCTTCGCGAGGTAGGTGCCGGAGAGGAGCGGCGCGAGCGCAGAGGTGGCGCTCCCGGGGAAGCGCCCGAGCGCGTTGCCGATCGGCACGGCGTCTTCCCACGTCGCGCCCGAGGTCGCCGGCGAGTGGCGCACCGCGATCGCGCCGCCCACCCGCACGTCGAGGTCGGCCGGCGTGTCCCACGAGAGGAGCGCGAGCCCCGTGTGCGGCACCAGGCTGAAGCCCGTGAGCGCCGCGGGCGGCGCGGTGAGCCCGGCGATGGTCGCGCGGCTTTCCTGCCAGGCGCTCGCGAACCCCAGCGCGTTGCGGCTGCGCACGCGGAAACGGTAGTCGCCCGGCGCGATGTCGTCGATCTGGCCGCGCGTGGCGGTCGCCGCCTGGATCTCCGACCAGAGCGCCTCCTCCTCGCGGCGATACTGCACCTCGTAGCCCACCACGAAGACGTCGGCCGCCGCGCCCCACTCCACCACCGCGCGCGCCTTCACCCCGGCCGAGCCGATGGTCTCGTAGAGCTCCTCCCGCACGGCGGGGAAGCCCGGCAGCCCCACGACCGTCGGGTCGGGCAGGTTGGTGGCCGGCGGGAGCGACCTCGGCTCGGCGATCGAGATGTCGTAGGCCGCCAGGTCGTACTGCCGCGCCACCACCCGCACCTCGTCGGACGAGAGCGGCTCGAGGTCGACCACCCGGAAGAGCGCCCCGCTCCAGCCTGGTGTCGAGTGCGTGATGCTCACCACGTCGCCGAGCTCCACCTCGAGCGCGGCGATCGTGGCGGTGAAGCTGCACGCGGTCGCATAGCGGCTCTCGCGGCATTCGAGCTGCGCCAGGCGCTGCGCGATGAAGTAGTCCGTGGTGCACGGGAGATCGAGCGAGCGCTCCAGCACGAGGCCGTTGTCCTCCGCGCGCCAGGCGGCCGACTCCCAGATGGCATAGTCCGGCTGCCAGTCTTTGGTCGGGTCAAAATACTGCGCCTTCACCCGGTTCGCCTTGTCGCGCTTGCCCGGGAGCCGGATCTGCCAGGCGCCGACGATGTTGTCTTCCGTGAACGCGAAGCCGCTCGGCGCCTGATCGCGAAAGATCCCGACGCGATACTTGCCCCCCGAGAAATGCGTGTAGCCGCGGAACGCGGAGAGGATCGCCCGCACGTTGTCGAGCGGATCGGCATCCACCGAAAGCCGCGCGTTGCAGGTGTAGCGCCGCTGCACGCCGCCGCCGGAGTCGATCCACTCGTCGCAGTAGTTCGCCGCCGCGATGATCGAGGCGTCGTCGATGAAGCTCTCGGGGATGCCCCGCCCGCCGCGCTCGCGCGCCCGGGTGAGGTAGTCGCGCAGGCAGAGCGCCGGGTTGTCGCTCCACGCCACCGTGCCCGTGCGCGGGTCGTAGACCTTGAGGCCGCGCACGTCGGCGGTGATCTCGGGCAGCCCCGAGAAGAGCTCTTCGGAGTAGTGGAGCCACATGTAGACGTAGGCCACGCCCACGCCGCGGTGCGCGCTCGTCCACATCCCGCCCACGTTCAGCACGATGTCGTCGAGCGCCGGCTGGTCGTCGGCGCCGCGCATCCGGCGGGCGTAGACGTAGGGCCCCTCGGGCTTCGTCCAGCGGGCGTCCGAGATCGGCACGTTGTCGAGGTAGATTTCGCCGATGTCCTCGACCTCGCCCTCGCCGAGCGCCAGCACCAGGTGGAGGTATTGGTTCCAGTCGCCGGTCGTGTGCGCGAACACCCGCGCGCCGCCCACGCGCCGGAAGCCGTAGACGAGATCGAGCGGCGCGACGTTGCTCGCCACGTTGAGCAGCGCCCCGCGCGCCTGCGAATCGAAGCTCGACGAGGCCGCGTCGGGTTTGGCCGCGGTGAGCTTCGACACGCCCACCGAGATCGCCGTCCCGACGACCGCCGCGGCGATCTCGCCGACGGTGATCCCGCCGAGCACCTCGGCGGCGGCGAACGCGATGGCCTCGAACGCCATCAGACCAGCTTTCCGAAAATGTTCTCCTCGTGCGCGTAGCCCGCACGCAGGAGGAGCGGCCCGAAGTCGTGCGCGGTCTTCACATGGTAGGTGAAGCGCCGCGCGCCGCGGGCGGTGGCGAGGTAGGTCTCCGCGAACCGCAGGAGCCGCGATGCCGTGAGCCCGTGGCGGAACGATGGGTCGAGATAGATCACGTCGTTCGCCGCAACGAGCGTCGTGCGGTAGTGCAGGTGCGGGATGACGAGGTAACCGGCATAGCCCGCCAGCTTGCCGGGCGCCCCGCTATCGGTGCGCACCCGCACCGTGAAGGCTTCCAGCACCCCGGCGTGCTCGAGGGTGAGGAGCTTGTCGTAGTCGGGGTCGAGCGGCACTTCGTCCTGGTAGAGCCCCACCTCGCGCCAGTGCGCCTCGAAAAGCGCCGGCGCCTCGTGGCGCCACCGTGCGAACGGCTCGTGCGCGATGAGGAGGCTCATCCCCAATTCCCCCCGCTCTGCCAGTCGGCGGGCACCTCGTTGATCACCTGTGTCGGCACGTTCGCGGCCGTGCCGCTCGCGCGGCCCCAGAGGATCTGCTTCGCCACCTGGCTGCAGAACTGGAAGAAAAGATCGCCCGGGTAGATGCTCTGCTGCTCGGTGTCGTTGGTGTGCCGTCCGGGCCGGCGCTCGAAGTCCACCCAGTGGCTGGTCGCGCCGAGCTTGACCGTGCAGGTGCCGGCGCTCGGGTCTTCGTCGATCGTGGGCGCGTCCATGCGGCCGTCGAGGAGCGGCACCGGGTCGATCACCAGCGCATCGGTGCCGGGCGCGAGGAACGCCTTCCACACCACGACGCGGCGGTCGACGTACTGCTTCTGCAGCACGATCGCCACGAACGACTGCTCGACGCCCGAGAGCGAGATCTCCGCCTGCGTGACGCGGAGCTCGACCGACTCGGTGATGCCGGAGAACTCCAGCAGGTGCCCGGCGGCGGTGAACGTGTCGCCGTTCCAGACGACGTTCCGGTAGGCGTCGGTGTAGCGGATCGTGATGTCGTCGAAATAGCACGCCACCAGGTGCACCGGCTGGTTGGCGCTCGCGCGCGACTGCGCCAGCGCGGCGGCGCTCATCCCGCGTGCGGTCATGGCACCTCCACGAGCTCGACGGTGAGCGAGTAGACCTTGCCCGGAACCACGGCCGTTTCGATCGAATCGGCCGCCAGCGCGCACGTGAACGGCACCGCCGTGTGCGTGATGCTCGCATTGTTTGCGGGCGAGGCCACGAGCGCGGGCTCGATCGGGAGCGTCATCACCCCGTATTCGTCGGCGGTGACGTCGGCCGTGACGATGTAAACCTTGTTCGAGCCGCCGAACTTCACCCAGTCGCCGGCCTTGACCGTGCCGTAGCTCGCGAAGCCGTCCACCGCCACCGAGCGCCCGGTTTGGCTGCCGCCGTTCACGAGCGGGGTGCCCGACCAGCTGCCGCGCGGCGTGGTGTCCAGCGGGTGGTAGAACGTGAAGGTCTCGTAGCCGCCGCGCTGCGCGAGCACGAACGCCAGCACCGGCGCGAGCTGATCGCGGAGCATGGGCGGGAACTCCACGGTGAAGCCCCAGCGCTGGCCGCCGCGGCTGCGCACCTGGCGCTTGAGCGAGTGGGCCACCGAGACGAGCAGCGGCTGCACGCTGCGCACCGTGAGCCGCGTCGGGCCCGGGCTCTGGGGAAAGGTTCCGCTCATCCCAGCGGCCCCCTGCGGCCGCGCGCGTTGGCCGCCTTGCTGACCGCCGCGGCGATGGTCTCGGCGCGAGCGGCGAGCATCTGGTCGAGGCTGCGCGCGTCGATCGCCGAGGCGTTGATCACCACGGTCACGGGCGTGCCCCCGCCGGCGGCCGCGGCCACGCCGAGCCGGCCGTCGGCGCCGCGCTTGAGCGGCATGATCGCCTCGGGCCCTGATTCGCCCATCAGCCCGACGCCGGCGGCGAACGGAAAGAGCGTGGGCCGGTTCACCACGCCCCCGAGCGCGAACGGCACCAGGCCGCCCGGGCCGAACACGTTGCCCTTGGCGCTGAAGATGCCGGCGATACCCTTGAGCACCGGCCCGAGCAGGCTATCGACGCCCTTCTCGAGGAGCGGCGTCACCGTCTTCTTGAGGATGAGCTGCGCCACGTCCTTTCCGAGCGCGCGCAGCACCTCGGAGAACTTCTTGCCCTCGACGATCGCGTCCGACAGCGCGCTGGTGAACACGAGGCCCATTTCCTTGCCCGCCTCGGCGGCGCGCTTCGCGTCGTCTTCCATCACCTGCAGGCCCGACTTGCCGCCGTTCGCGGCCTCGCCCGCGCGGCGCTCGGCCTCCTGCTGGTCGTCGATGTATTTGATCAGCGCGCGGTCGGCCTCGGTGAGGCCGTCTTTCATCTTCTGCCAATGGTCGATGTCCGCCTCGGCCCACGCCTGCGCGTCGTCGGCGGCGCGCTTGATCGAGTCGGCGAACGCCTTGTAGGCGCCCTCGTAGCCGCCATAGATGCGGTCGAGCTCGTCGAGGTCTTTCTTCACGCGGGCGCCGACGCCCGTGGCCGCGCCGCCGAGCGCGCCGGCATCGAGGGCGCGCTTGGGCGCGGCCTCAGGGGCCGGCGCGTTCACCTTGTCTCGCACCTTCATCAGGTTTTCGAGCGCCGCGCGCTGCTTTTCCAGGATCGCGATTTCCTTCTCGACCCCGCGCTGCTCGATGAGCTTGAACGGCGCGAGCAAGCCGGCGCCGCCTTTCACCTCCTGGGTGATCTCGTCGCGGCGCTTCTTGAGCCCGGCGAGCTGCTCGTCGATCTTGGAGAGCCCGGCATACGTTGCGTTGTCGATCCCGGCCGTCATCGCCGTGAACACGTCGCCGATGTTCAGCTCCTTGAGCACCCGGAGGCCGTTCACGACCTCCTGCAGCACGGGCAGCAAACCGACGCCGAGCGCAATCTTCAGCTCCTCGGTGGTCTGCGAGAGGCGCTTGAAATCCTTTTCCAGCTTCTCCGCGGCGGCGGCCTGCTCGGTGGTGACTTTCGCGGTCAGCTTCCCGTACTCAGCCAGGTCGCGATAGAACGGGATCTGGTCCGCCGCGGCCTTGCCGGCGAGCTTGACCGCGTAGGCCAGCGCAATGGTCGGGTTCTCGGCGTTGGCGATCGCCTTGGCGAACTCCACGAAGAGGTCGTCGAAGTTGCGGAGCTTGCCGTCCGCGTCGGTGAGGCTGATGCCGAGCGCCTTGAACGCCGCGCCGAGCTCCTTGTTGCCGCCCACCGCCTCGGCAACGCTGCGCGCAAACTTGCTCGCGCCGGCCGCCACGCTGTCGAGGTTGTGCCCGCCCACGCGCGCGACTTCGCGCAGCGCCGAGAGCGTCTCGACCGAGAGGCTCGTCTTTTCCGAGAGGTCGTCGAGCGCCGCGGTGGCGGCGATCGAATCCTTCACCAGCCCGGCGAGCCCGGAGACGCCCACGCCGACGCCGAGCCCCGCGAGCGCCCCCTTGAGCACCCCGAACGCGCCCTCGAGCTTGCCGGCAATGCCCCCCGCGTCGCGCGAGATCTTGTCCAGCGAATCCTGAAAGCTCGCGAGCCGGGCTTCGATGTCGATGGTTAGCTTGGGCACCCTACGCTCCCGGCTGCGCCATCCGGTCGCGGATGGCGATCACGTTGCGCACCAGCAGCTCGACGTCGTCCACGCCGAGCATCTCCGCGATGGACTCGAACGCCTCCCACCGCACCGCCCCGCCCATCAGGTTCCACGCCACGATGGCGGCATCGGTGAGCGTGTGCGCCTCCGCCCACGCCGCGCCCGTCGGGCCCTCCTCCGCCTTGCCCATGAAGCGGCGCGTCTCCGCAGCGGTGAGGGCCCCGATCATTTTTTTTCGGCGTCCTCTCTCGCCGCGTGGGCGCGCGCGACCGAGTCCATGACCGCCTGGATGAGCGCCACCATGTCGTCGGGCCGGTCGCCGATCCACTCCACCAGCAGGTCGGGGTCGAACTCGGCGGGCTTGGCGTCATGGCCCGGGGCGATGTCGAGCTCGGTGACCTTGCGCCAGCCGACCACGAACTGGCGCAGCAGCTCGCCCTTGGGCTTGTCGCTGATGAGCGCGAGCTGGTAGGGCGTCGGCCGGCGCACCAGGTAGTCGTGGGCCCCGATGCTGACCCACGATTCCCGCGCGCGCCGCAGTTGATCGACGAGCGCCATGATCAGTTGGTGTAGTAGGTCGGCGTGCCGAAGAGGCTGATCTCGAACGGCGTGACCACCTTGTCCTGCGCCTGGCCGGTGTGCACGCCGGTGAAGCCGATATAGCCGGTGAACACGCTCTTGTAGCCGTTCGCGAAGCTGATCTTGACCGCGCGCTTGCTCTTGAGCTGGCTCGCCGACTTGAGCGCCTTGAAGCCCGCGTCGGACGGATCCCAGATGCAGGAGCCCGAGATCACGATCTCGTTCGCCGCGCCGGGGATGGTCTTGCGCACCAGGTCGTGCACGGTGGTCGTGTCGATCCTCGCAAAGTCGCCGCCGCTCACGTTCACGTCGGTGACGATCGCGAGCGTGGTGCCGAAGGTCACCGGCTGCATGTTGCCGCTGGTGAACGTGCCGTAGAGCGTCGTGTCCTCGCCTTCGAGCTCGAGCGTATTCCCGCCGCCGTTCACGTTTGCGACCCGAATGACCCGCTCCTCGATCTCGAACATGCCGAGCACGCTCGAGAGATAGATGTAGTCGCCATTCGACGGATCGCTGCCGACGTAGGTCGCGACGCCCGGGTTCGCCTTGGTCACCCCCGAGACGGTCTGGGCGTTGCCGAGCGCGGACTGGATCGCGATCCCGACGCCTGACCAGATGCTGACGTTTGCCATAGTCTTTTTCCTTTACGAGAAGTAGTCGACGGTCAGGACCGCCGCGAAAAGTTCGTTGTCCGGGTCGTACTCGAACCGCCGCCCCGCGTAGATGAACCGCGCCGCCCCGACCACGCCCGAGACGATGTCGGCAAGCCCCTCGGCGGCCGCGCGCGTGGCCGCCATGCACCACACCTCGAGCGTCGCGCGCGTCGCGATCGGCGCCGCCGAGTGCACGGTGAGAATCGGCTCCGTGGCCACGCGCGCGTACGCGAGCGCCGGGAGGCCCTTGTCCTGCGGCACGACGTCGGGATAGACCCGCGCCGCGCTGCCCGAGCCCACGATCGCCGTGACCGCCGGCGCGGCCAGAAGCGCGGTGTTGAGGGCGGTCTCAGCGCTCATCGCGGTTGTTCCTGTCAGCGCTCATCGCGGTCGTTCCGGTTAGCGCTCATGCGTTTTTGCTCGCGTTGATCAGGGCGAGCTCGCGCTCGACCCGCGCCTCGAATGCGATCTGCGGGGCCCCCGTGCCAACGATGCGAAACGCGGGCAGCAAAAACGGCCTTTGAACGAACCGCGCGCCGCGCGCCCGGTTGCGCTCGCGTTCCAGCGCCCTCCGCCGGACGCCTCCCGTGAGCTTCCTTCCCGGCCCGCGCGGCATCCAGCCGCCCTCGAGGAAGCGCCAGTAGAAGGCGTCGACCGCCAGCGTCGCGAATCGCCGCTTGGCGCGCACGCCGACGAACATGGACACGGTGCCCTTCGGGGCGCGCCTGCTCGTGCCGATATAGATCGAGGATTTGAGCGCCCCCCGGATGCGGCGGCGCTCCTTGACCGCAGAGAGACTCAGCTCCGGGGCGAGGCGCGTGGCGGCGGCCTTGTAAATCTTGAGCGCGTCGCGCGTGGCCGCCCGCACGATCTTGCGCTCCATCTTCAGGCCGACGGCCTTGAGCTGCGCCCGAAAGTCGGCGAGGTTGGTCTTCACCGAGACGAGATCGTCACGCATCGCCCGCGTCCCCCGTGCACAGAAGCTCGAGCTCCACCCGGCGTGCGCCGACGTTGATCGCTTCCACGATGTTCCAGTTCTTCCCCTCCCAGAGCACGCGCATCGCGGTAGTGATGCCGGCGAGGTAGCGCAGCCGAAAGCGCAGCGAGATGTCGCTCTGCGCCTGGCGGAGCGCCACGTATTCGCGCCCCGCGATCGGGTTCGCCTCGGCCCACACCGTGGCCACGTCGGACCAGGTGATCACTTCCGCCCCGAATGCGTCGCGGCTCACCGTCTTCTGCTGGATGGTGATCCGCTCGGAAAGGCGACCGGCTTGCATCAGCCCACCACCATCCGGCTTTCGCGGTCGAGCAGGCCGTCGACGAACGGCAGCGGGCTCAGTTCCTTGAGCGTGAACGCCTCGCGGTTCTCGAACCAGTGCGCGATATGCAGGAGCATCCACTGCACGAGCTCGTCGGGGATCTCGTCGGCCTCGCCGAAGCCGCACACGGCGCGGATCTCGATCGCCTGCAGCCGCGACGAGGTCGCCGGCCAGCTCTTGCCGATGGCGGGCACCAGGCGCGGCGAGAGGCCCTTGGCGAGCTGGTAGTTTGCGGCGGAGAGCGTCTGCAGCGTGTCGGTCCAGTCGTAATATTTGAGGTGCGTGATCGACTGCACGGGCGAGAGCGGGAGTGCGATCTCCCAGCCCGCGCCGCACGCCTCGCCGAACGAGTCGTAGCGGATCGTCCAGGTCTGCGTGACGAGAATCCGGCCCGTGCGCTGCTCGCACAGGCGCCGCGCGGCGGCGATGAGGCCGAGGAGGTAGCTGTCCTCCTCGGTGGTGACCACGCGCAGGTGCTCGCGCGCCTGGTCGAGGCTCACGGGCTCGTCGGTGGCGGCGGTGTAGAGCTCGAGTTGCATGTCAGGTGACCCTCGACGCTTGCACGCGGAAGCCGCGCTCGGCCGCCGCCTGGTAGGTTCCGCCGCTCTCGAACCGGTAGTGGTAGCGCCCGGCGAGCGTGGCGGGGAAGTCGACCCGGTATTCGCCCACGTCGTCGCGCAGGAGCTCCGCGTCGGTGCCGTAGATGTACACCGTGGTGGTGCCGTCGGGCTTGCGCATGCGGAAGGTGACGCTCGCGGGCTCGACGGGCGTGCCGTTGGGCGTGGTGAACGCGGCCGTGCAGCGCACGACCTCGCCGATCATGTAGCCATTCATGCCTGCGGCCTCGTTGGAAACGGTGAGTTTCGCCACTGCCTCGTCGTCCACGCCCACCACCACCGCCTGCGACTGCACCAGGCCATAGGCGTTGCCGGCCACGGTGAGCGTGCCGGTCATGGTGAGTGCGAGCGCGCCGAGCTCGAACGGGTAGGCGAAGTCGCCCGCGACGCCCGGCGTGCCGGAGAGCGCGAGCGTGAGGTTGCCGAGCACCACGCCGGTGTCGAACGCCACGTCGCCCGCCACGCCGATGTAGCCCGTCGTGGCGATGCTCGCGGCGCCAAGCGCCGGCACCGAGCCTCCGTAGTCGAACCCGATCGTGGCGGTGAGCCCGACGTGGCCGACGGCGGGCAATTCCGCCGGCGCGTCGATCCAGAAGTCGGAAAGGCTCGCGCTCGGGTCGCCCGCCGTCGTGCTGTGCCCCGCCATCGAAAGCGTGAGCGAGCCGAGCGAGAACCCGGTCGCGAACGTGACCGTGCCGGTGAGCGTGGCGGTGCCGGCGAGCGCGAGCGAGGTCGAGCCCAGGGCGAACGCGGCCTCGCCCCAGTCGGCGTCCCAGTTCGCGCTCGACCCGCTCCACTCTTCGCCCCAGAGGGCTTCGATCGGCACTGTGCGCGCGCTCCTATTCGCCGGTCAGGGTGGCCACGCCCACGGCGGCGTTGAAGCTGTTGGCGGGCACGCCCGCGTAGGCGTGCACGATCGCAAGGCGCTGCGTGTCGAGCGCCGCGGCCGTGGTGTCGGTGAGCTTGAAGTCCCCGTTCGAGTCGGCCGTCACGGCGCCCTCCTGCGCGACCGTGGCAGGCGTCGAGCCCGTCGCCATCACGATCATGCGGGCGCTGGTGCTCGGCGCGGCGTTGGCCGGCACTACCCATTTGCCCACGTAGCTCGTGCCCTGCACGTTCGCGCTGTAGGCCGAGCGGTTGCCCGCCGCGTCGTAGGCGCGCACCTTGAGGTTCACGCTCGTACCGTCGGCGAGCCCGCTCTTGGTGTGGGTGAGGTTGTTGCCCTTGTCGATCGCGGCGCCGTTGTCCTCGGAGACTTCGTAGCCCGTCACCCCCACGTTGTCGCTCGAGGCGCTCCAGCCCCACACGATGGTGCTGCGCGTGCGCGAGCTCACCGCGAGGCCGCCGGGGACGGTGGGCGCTTCGGTGTCCGAGCCGCCGCCCGCCGGGTTCAGGGCAACCGCATAGCCCGCCCAGCCCCTCGACGACGTGATGCTGCCGCTCACCGTCGTAGTCGGCGTATCGGTGACCGTTTCCTCCCACACGCCGCCCTGGTAAACGCCGTTCGTGGCGAGGTGCCGCTCGGTCACATCTGAGTCTTTCGTGACCGTTGCCGTCGTCCAGAACCGAGCCAGCGCAACCACGGTTTCGTCGGATGCCGCGCTCACGCTCCAGGACGGCGTGGCGTCGTACTGCGCGTTCTTCTGAAACGCCGAGAGGGGCGTCGTGTCGTCCACGCCCGAATAGACGGCGTAGGTGACGTACACATAGTCGTAGAAACTGATCCCGCAGGTGAGGTTGTGCGCACCGGAAACATCGTCCGGCAGGGCGTATCGGAACGCGCGGTACTTGTTGCCCTCGGCGTCGGTCTGCACGCTTTCGAGGGCGGTCATGGCCTGGCCGTTGTACTGGACGCTCGTGAAGTCCACGCCGCCGCCTTGCATGGCGAGGAGCACGAGAAGCACCCGGTCAGCAACTGCGGAGCCGACGTCGAGCGAGTAGGTCATCGAGAAGTTCGACTCGACCCTCGCCGAACCTGAAGTGTGATGGCTCACGGTCGTTTCTCCAGCGCGATCGCTTGAATGGGTGTGTCAGCACCTGGAAGCACGAGTCCGCAGTCGAGTTTCTCGGCCCAGGTGAGGCGCTTGAAAAGCTGCCCCGGGTTGTCGCCGTCGCGGCCTACGGGCGAACCCACCGCGAGCCCCGAGGTGCTGGGACCGAGCGTCAGCGGGTGCGGCGTGACGGTCCAGGTCTGCAAGCGCCAGTTGGGCACGCCGTTCGTGAACCCGTCCGGCACGCGGATGGTTTGCACGAGGTCGGACGAGGGTTGCACCGGCGTGCCGGAATAGGGATTCGTCGGCGCGATCCAGCCGCTCGGCCCGCGCATGGTCTGGATGAGCACGACCGACTTGCGCGCCGCACTCCAGCCGAACGAGAACGAGCCGGTGGAGGGCCCCGTGTAGGCGCCGAGGGTGTAGTTTCCCAGCAGCTTCAGCGCAAACGGATTGCCCGCCGGAAGGTTCGCCGCGCTCGTGCCGATGGCGTAGAACCGCGCGCTCCCGTTGCGCTCGAGCTCGTCGAGATCGACGACGATCAGGCAGAAACCGCGGTAGCCGTCGCCGTTGCGAAGGACGCCGGGCATCACCAGCAGGTTTGACGCGAGGCCGTCGGTGACCACGGCGCTCCCAGGCTTGCCAATGTAGGCTTGAATCGCCGTCGCAGAGTTGATCCCGTCGTTTTCCTTGACGGCCCGGAAGGAAATCCGATTCGCCAGCGAGTCGTAGACGAGACAATCCTCGCGCCCGTCCTCGAACCGATAGGCTTTGCGGTAGCGTTTCGAGTAGCCGGTGAGCGGGTTGGCCGCGAGCACCGGCCCGGCCATGCCTCGGATGCTGTTGGCCGAACGCGCCACCCACGCTTTGCTCGTGAGCCCGACGCGGTGCACGTAAGGGTCGATCTCGCCGGGGAACGTATGCATCGCGGCAGCCACAAAAAACCCGAGCGTTCCGTCGGTCTCACCGCCAGCGTCGGGCGGGATGACGAAGTAGATGTCGTAGCGCGCGCCCATGCCGACGTTGAGCTTGTACTCGGCGTAAGGGATCTTGCTGTACTGGAGCGAGGTATTCCAGGTCGGGAACGACCAGCCGCCTCCGTTCTGAACGCCCGCTCCGATCATGTTGAACGGGCCATTTGTCGACCCGATCAAGCCCGCATCGATCTGCGGATAGCCTGCGTAGTTGTTGGGGTCGTAAAAGGCGCCCACGTCCGGGGTCGGCACATAGCCCGGCGTCGCGACGTCGAATCCAGGCCCGACGACCGGGAACTGCCAGAGGCCGGTCGCGGCGTCCCAGTGATAAACGATCGTTCCGTGCGGGCCGGCGTGTCCGTTGTTCGCGGTCAGGAAGCCGCCCCACTTTCCCATGTATTCCGAGAAGACGCCGCCCGTCCACCCTTGCATCGAGTCGCGGACCTGGAACGCCCCGGCTAGCGGGATGCTCTCCGGCGGGGGGCTCGTCGCCCAGGTCGGAAAGGTGGGGTGCGTCATGTACTTCGCGACGAGCGTGTCGCCCTGTGGGCTCACGTTCGTCAGCGTGTACTCGCCCAGCGCAGCGCGCCAGGCGGGAAGCTCCACCTGCGGGCCGATGTAGCTCGTCGCGGCGGCGTAGCTGTAGATCTTGCGCGACATCGGGAACGGCACGATCGGGCTCGCCGTGCCGCCGACGTAAAAGTCGATCCACGGCCCGTTCGCCTTGATGTTCGGGTGCCGCCGGAAGACGCAGTCGGTGAGCTCTTTCACCTGCACGCCGTCGACCCAGACGCCAATCACGCCGTCCTTGACGGCCGTGCGGTTGCCCCACTGATCCGCCGCGCCCGTGAGACTGTTTAGCGTGACGCCGATCTCGGCGTTGTATTTCTGGCCGGTCTTCAGCAGCGGATAGCCGCTCTCGCGCGAGCCGACCTGATAGCGGCGCTGCAGCGTCAGGTCGGGAAAGAACTGCGTGGTCGGAATGTCACCGCCCGTGCTCAACGCGTCCCAGTCGTGCTCCGGGTTGTAGAAGTAGAGCGCGAGCGGCATGTACTCGCGATAGGGATTCGGGTCGTTCTCCGGCACGTCGATGTCGACGTCGCCGAGGTTCCACGGCGGCTCGGTCATCAGCCGCAGCGACCACCCGGAGAGGTAGCCGAGCGTCCCGTTCTCGGGATCCACGGGCATCAGCGCGAGCGTGGAGGCGTCAGTCACCGTCGTAAACGTCTGGACCGCCTCGCCGTTCGTGAACCCGCCGAGCGGAACCGCTGGGCTCAAGCTCGTGAGCGTTTTCTGCCCGTTGCCGTCGGTGTACCACGTGGTCTTGTCGCCCGCCGCGAAGGTGTATTCGACGCCTCGAATGGTCACCGAGCCGCGCCCGCCGCCCTCGTCGGGAAACATGCACGGCACGTTCGCCGGCAACCCGCCGATGGTGATGGTCGTCGCGCCCGCAGTGGGGTTGCCGACGATCTTGGCGGTGTTGGGCAGGAACACGCCGCGCGTGGCGTTGCGGCCGTTGCCATGCACTCCCACCCATCGGCCTCCGCTTTTGAAACCACCGCGCCCGTCTATCGAGGGGCCGAACTTTTCGCCCTGGTTTGGGTCGCGCCGCCCGATTGCTTCCATGACGACGCGAAAGTGCATCGTTTCGGCGTCCGCCTGCCCGTGCACGATGTTCTGGTGGATCATCTGCCCGAGGCTGCGGTAGTCGCTGCCGTAAGGCAACGGCTGGTCGACATCGGAGACGTAGAACCGCTCGAGCGAGACTTGCCCGCCGTAGCTCGATTCGGAGGTATAGGCTGGTGGCGCCTGATAGCCCTGGTGTGCGCCGGGGGTCTTGCCGGTGTTGTCGGGCACGGCCACGATGTCGGTTGCCGATGCGCCGACGGACGACGTGCCGATGCGCGTCCATTTCGAATACCACGACCCGGAGAAGTCGCCGGCGAGCAGAACGCCCGGCTCGCCGTGCAGTCCTCCGTCGTAGGGATAGGCGCTCGAAAGCCCGACGAAATGCGTGACCGCGCCATCCGGCCGCTGTTCCTTCGCGATCCAGATCGGCGGCGGGTTGAGCTCCATCACCATGAGGCTGATCGGGATTCCGGCGAGCGTGCAATGGGCGTTCCACGTTGCCGAGGAAACGGTCGCCCCGGTCGGGATGGCGGACAGATCGAACTGAAAAACCGAGTTGACGGTTGAGCTCACACGGCAAATGTCGAGGTCGCCCTGGCTGAATTCTCGCGTCGTGATCGACACACGCGAATCGGCCGTGCAGGGGCAGTTGTAGGTGACGCCGTCGGCGACGACCGTGAGGTAGGACGCGTTCGCGGTTTGCCGGGCAGCAATGCTCACCTCCCCGGCGCCGCTCACGTTGCTCGTCCTCACGAGCATCCCGGTGTTGCCCGAGCGCAGCCATCTCACAGCGAGGGCGGTAACTGCAAACTGCTTCCAGCCGGTGGCCGTGATCGTTTGCGCGGCGCCGAGTGGCGTGTCCCCCTGCGGCACGAAGGCCGCATCGCGCCAGTCGCCCCCGACGTTGTCCCACGCGGCGCCGATCGCGGCATTCCAGAATATCGAGCTGACGCCGCTTGGGCCGTCGTAGAGCTGGAGAGGGTCGAAGTCCGACGGCACCGTCGGCGCGCGCTCCACGGCGATACCGCCGGAAACGCCGACGTGACCGCCGAGTGCCGTCCGACCGCTCCGCGCCCCTCGCAACCTCACCGCCCGCCCTCCTCTTGCCTGCGCCCGATCAGTTGGTGATGTTGAGCGTCACCGTGATGCCGGAGCAGCTGACCGCGACCGCGTCGCCCGGGATCACTGCATCGGCGACGATCATGTCGCCACCGCCGCCCGTTGCCGTGATGCTGAAGGCGAGCACCGCGCTGTTCGCCTTGTCGCGGAGCTGGCCATTGGCGATGGTGCCGGCCGTGGGCGTACCGCTGTTAGAAATGGCGTTGCTCACCGCCTGCGCGGTGCCGTTGCTCGTGGTCGCGTTCTGAAACGCGGTGGCCGAAAGGTTGAGCGTGGCGAGCGCGGCGTCGCCGCTCGTGAGCAGGTGGAAGTCGCCGGACGCATCGCCCGATCCGGCGTTGAGCAGCGCGAGCAGGGCGTTGAGCGCGGCGCGCTCGGCGTCGTCGCGGACGGTGATGGTCATTTCTCGGTCTCCTGTTTCGTCGGTTCGTCGTCGTCGCGCGGCAGCGCTTCGACCCGGCCCGTGAACTGGCGGGTCTCGGTGCTGCCGTCGGCGAGGTGGAAGGTGAGCGCGAAAGAGATCTGCGGCCGCGCCGTGAGGCCGCAGGCTTGCTGCGCGGCGGGCGCTGGGGCTTCGTTGCGGGTTTCGTCAACGGGAAGCATGGCTCTCACTTCCAGAAGACGAGGATCAGCCCGTCTGTCGGGTTGTCGGAGAGGTTCACGGTGAGCCCCGCCGACAGCCGGATCGGGTGGTTGTGGATGAGCGAGGCGGCGCTGTTCACCGAGAGCGCCGACACGAGCTTCTGCCCGCTCGCGGCGGTGTTGTCGTACACGTCCATGGTGTAGGCGCCGGCCGCGGCGAGCACCTGGTAGCCGCCGAAGTATTCGGCGCCGGGGATGTTGGTCGCCCCCGTGGCGTTGATGACGGTGTAGTTGTAGCCGGGCCGGTCCTGGATCATTTCGCCTCTCCTCTGTCGCTTTCAGGAGGGCCGCCCCCAGCGGGGGAGGCCCTCGAGACAGCGTGCAGCGCTTACACGATCACTTCGACGACGCTCGCGAGATCCACGCCGCTCGCCGGGCCGTACTTCGGCACGCCGAGCACCAGGCAGGCCGCGGGGCCGCCCGTGACGTTCCCCGTCACCATGGTTGCGCGCACGTAGCGCTTGCCGTTGGTGATGAGGTCGGCGGAGTCGACGCCGATGACGATCTGCTTCGAGTCGTTGTCGGTGGCGTGGCCGGCGAGCTGAGTGGCCTGCTTGCCGGTGATGTCCACCGCGTTGCTCGTGCCGTCGGAGTCGCACGTTTCGACGCCGCAATCGATCGTTTCCGCCGCCATGTTTCCGGTCTGGAAATAGAAGACGAGCGAGTCCCACTTCGAGAGATCGATGGCGCCGGACACGGCCGGCGTGCTGTTGACGGTCTGCGGGGCGATGATCCCCGCAACGCCGAGACCCTCGGCGAGGCTGACGTTCGGATGCATAGCTGGTGCTCCTGTTCAGTGGCTGGTGCGGGTTAGCGCGCGGCCAGCGTGACGAAATGCGAGAGGGTGTTCGAGCCCTTCGCGCGCGCGATCGGCGCGGAGAGCCACGGCTGCCCGCCGACGCGGAAAGTCCAGCGGAACGCGGTCATGCCCTGGTCGAACCAGAGGTGCATGCTCATCGCTTCCTGCACGCCGCCGGCCTTGTACGGCGCGAAGAAACCCGGCAGCCAGGCGAGGATGATGTCGCCCACATCGCCGATGGTCGCGGCCGCTTCCGTGGCGATGATCGGACGGCCCATCAGCGTGCCGTTCGTCGGGTCGTAGCGCAGCCCGCCCTCGGGGATGAGCCCGGAGACGCCCGCCGCGATGCCGGCCGAGCCGACCGCGTCCTTGAAGGTGTTGTTGATACTGAGGAGCTGCGGCTCGATGTCCTGGTTGATGAGCCACACCGCGTTCCGACGCACGTTGTCGGGCATGCGGGCGTACATCTTGAGGATGTTGATAGCGACGATGGTGTCGTTTGCCTGGCTCGACTCCTTGGCGACGCTCACCGTGCACGGCGCGTTCAGGATGCCGAGCATCTGGCCCTGCGAGCCGGTGCCGTTGATCAGCTCATCGTTGACCTTGTAGTTGATCTTCTCGCCCGCCTTGCGGGTGAGCCAGCGGCCGAGCATCGGCGCGTCTTGCAGGAGCTGGTCGGTCACCGGGACGAGGGCATACATCTCCTCGACGCGAACGGTGATGTCCTTCAGCGCCATCTTGCTCTGGGTCATGGCCGCGGCCTCGGCGCGGCGATAGACGCGCACGCCGCCCGATGCGCCCCACGCGGTGTCCTCGTCCGTAGGGACGATCACCATGTTGGATTCGGTCGGGATCGCGTCGCAACGGCCGAGGAGCGAGTCCTCGCCCGTGACGAGCGACTGAATGTCGGCGCGAAACTGCGGCGGAACGGCGAAGCCGCCATCGGCGCCCACGCCCTCGCTCGAATACGTCGAGAGCGTGGCGTTGGCGATCAGGCGCGGATCCTGCCGGGTGCCGCGCTGCATGTCGAGCACGCTCTTGGCGAAGTCGCCGAGGTTCGTGAAGCCCCAGCGCGCCTTCTCCTCGACGGTGCGCAGCGTCGTGTGCTGCAGGCCGTCGGGCTGGCGCACGCGCGCCTGCGGAACGCCCGTGCCGGGCTGGCCCGGATCGGTGAGCCGCCCCGCGCTCTTGGCCGCGCGGGCTTCCATCTGGCGCGCCTTCTCGCGGCGCTCGATCTCCGCCTCGGTGTCCTCGAACTCCTGCTCGAGGCTCTTGACGGCGGTGATCTCGTCGGAGCTGAAGCCGCGCTGCTCCTGATCGGCCTTGTCCTGGATGCCCTGCACGGTCGTGGAGATCTCCACGAGCCGGGCCTTGAGCTCTTCGATGCGGTCCTGTTTCATTTCATGGGTCTCCGTAGCAGGGCCGCCCTTGCGGCCATGGTTGAAACGCTGGCGCGGGCGGCGGCGTTGTCCACCGTCTCCCGCGGGGTCAAAAG